GGATGAGGTTGTTCTAACTCCCGGTTGGCTGTCTCCACCGCCAAAGCCTCCTCCAACAATCTGTCCTGCTCTTCCTTTCCAGACTGCTCGAACGAGCGCTTCATATTCTAAATCATTGTGTAGTATGTCAGCTACCTGCTGACCTATATCATTAATCTCTACCATAACTGATGCATTGTTATATGATCTTGCTGCGTTGTATATTGCTTTAGGATATAAAACAGGTGCGATAGTATTGTTTCTATATGTTGCTACGATCTTATAAGGTACTTGTGTGACGTCAAATACTACAAAAGCACTGTAGTCCCCTCCAACACCTCTACTTGTATCAACAGTTATTGCATAGATATGATCTTGTTTTGGTTCTTCGAATATCTTCAAGCTATCATTATGCGCTTTTGGTTCTTCGTAAACCATTGTTCTTAGTTTGTTAGCATCAATCAGAGTATCTGAAGATCCTAAAAACTCACATTCAAACTCTACCGCAAACTGTTTTTCAGAAGTGTTACGGATTGTTTCTTCCTTCCACTTTTCATCTCTACCTGGTACATCCCACCAGTTAACACTTACAGTTGCGTAGTCGTTGAATCCTTTCTCTGCATCATGCCATAGCTTATAAAACATATTCATACCATTTGGCGTAGACGTAATCAATACTCTTGATGTTCGTCCAGATGATATCGTAGGATATACAGAACTGAAGAACTCATCTTGCACAGTTGATGGTACGAACGCGAACTCATCAAGGTATACTAAGTTGATAGACATACCTCTAACAGATGATGCTGACGTTGATGATGCAAATATTTTACTACCATTCTCTAATACAATACTACCTTTGTTCCATTCTACAACACCTTGCTGTAGGAACCATGGTAGGTTTTCATAAGCTAGTTGAAGTCTGCCAAGAATCTCTCTTGAAGTTGCAGCCTTGTTAGCTAGAATAGCAATGTTAAAATCTGGGTTGAACAATGCATAGTGTAACATGATTGCAACCATCGTCGTTGTTTTACCAGTCTGACGAGGCATCTTACATATTACAAATCTGTTCTCATTGACAGAATGCATAATGTTCTTTTGATATTGATATGGCTGATAAGGTACTAGACCTTCATCAATGTTAACAATCTTAATGTAGTTTTCACAAAAGTGAACAACGTCCTTGCTACATCTAACAATTTCTGATATCTCTTGCTCACTAAAGTCAATCTCAATGTTTGCCTTTTTGAGCTTTGGGTTTCCTAGATAAAGATCAGCCATTACTTTTTAATTTTTCTTGCACCGCCTTCAAGCAATGCTGTTAAGTCTTTTGTTGAACCAACAAATAAATTATTAGTAACTTCTTTTGGACCTTTGTCTTCCGGTTCCATGTCTTTCATCTTCTTCTGTAAATCTAATAAATCTTTGTTGGCGGATGATAATGTTCTAATTAAGTCTGCAACAACTTCAAAAGAACGTGGGTGTTGGCTTTGTTGAGCTAAGTCAACAATACCGTTGAGTGCGTCTGTACCTCTTTCAATTACATTGTACAGATTTTCACGAGCATACTTAAAATCATTTTCTAGATTATCGTCTGCTTCTTTTACTTTTTTAGAAGGAACAACCTCGCCTTCCATTGGTTTGATATCCAATGCTTGGCTGATTGGATCCTTATTCGATGTCTTCTCCATTGAAATAATCCTCAAAATTAGTTATAACAGCATAGTTGTCTGAAGGCTTAATTAAGTCTACAGCAATTGATGCTGCCGCATTTGTTGTCGGTTGTCTGAACTCATCCAAACCAGGTCTAGTTTTGACAGCAACGGATGGAGTGTTTCCAAACGTACCATCTGTCTTTGTAACATAGAAGTTTGTATTGGCTTCGTTGATAAGTCCTTGTGATTTGATTGGACCAAACAAATACGCTTTCATAACAAAGTTCAAATTCCATATAAGGGCTCTTCTAGTTTCAAAGTCCCCCTCGTATGTATCTTGCGAACTTAACCCTTGTAGTGTTACAGGGACGTCCACTTTTATATCCATATCATCCAGTAGTTTAATTGTACTTGTAAACTCTGGTGTAAAGAATGGTAAAATTTGTTCTAGTACTTGTGTAGCATCTTCTGCATATCGAGTATAGATGTTAAAGTCAAAGTTAATGTCATATGGTACAGGATTGAATACTCTTTTTCTTTTTGTAGGATCCGGATCATCTTTTACTAGTTTATTGATTGTGCTTAATTTTCTTGACGGATCGTATTGTAGAGTAGTCATTTCAAATGACAATCTAGGTAAATTGATTGCTTGTTGTTCTGTGAGTTGCAAGTTCTGTTCTAGTCTTGCAGTTACTTTTTCTCTTGGTGCATATGTTAATGGACACTTAATCTCAGAGATAACATTTCCAGCACTGTTTCTTCTTTTGATATGAATATCATTAAACAATGTGCCAAATAAAATAATATATCTTCTTAGTGACTCATGGTAAAACTTATGTCCTAACATTAGAATCTACCTCCTTCGCTGAATGGATCTGTATCTGTAAAGTCGATAAAGTTATCAGCTTGTGTCTCAAGGAATGTATTTTCACTATCGGTAATATCATCTTGATCTGATTCTGTATATCCACTTAGAATAATTCTGTCACCTCTCTCATCATGGATAGGCAGATCTCCAGTTTCCATCATTAGCTGGCCAAGTAGATTAATGTCCATTGATCTGTTATCTTCAAGTTGATCAATTTCTTGAATGCCAGTATTAAATCTTTCACTACTGTACTCGAACATTTCTAATCTTAGTTCATAAAATTGTAAAGTGCCCATTTGATAGAATACAGGCTCATGTTCTACAAAGGCCACTGAATATAGTTTCTTGTTTAATGGAAACCATATTAAGTCACCCTCACGTGGTCTATCAATATTAGCTAGATCTGGTGCACCAACATCTGATTCAAATGTTCTTCTTGCAACAGACATTGTCATCGTATCTCTTTGCTCTACGCCAAACTTAGATAGGAAGTCTCCTTCACCACCAAACCCTTCAACAGAGTTGATGTACATATCAGTTGTGTAGAATTCTTTGTAGAGTCCTGAATCAGACTCGCCATAAAGGTTATCGTAATCGTAATATGTTTTTGGCAAATAGTATGCCTCGATTCCATATATTCCAATGGATTCGATTATCAAATCTTCAATTAGGTCTTGTTCTTGACTGTTTGTGAAGTTGTTAAAGAAAACATTACGAGCCATCTTATCCTACCATATCTTCTGGTGGGTGTGCATATGATGTATGCATTTCTTCTTCCAGTTGTTGCCTCTCTGCGATAGCATCATCTAAAATCTTTTGTCCATTAAATTGAACACCACCGGGTAATTGTAAACCTTCAAATTTAGTTAAGTTAGTTCCCCATTGTATTTTTATAAGACAAGCTGCGTATCTAAGTAACCATCTGTCTTTCCAAATATCTCCATACGTATCTGGATCCCAAACTTTATATGCTTTACAAACAAGATAGTTACCCACTTCAAACCTATCCCAGTTCATATCTACATGAAGCTGATTACCTATTCTACTATATCTAAACAACTGCTTACCAACGAGTATCTCTTCGATCATACGGATGTTTTGGAAGTTCATATAGTAAGGGACCAGTTCATACCTTGAAAGGTCGTAGAGGTCGTTTAAAGCGATCTGATACCTAATATTAAACAAGTTATTAGTACTTGTAGCATCACCAATATCAAATACATCAACAACGCCGACAATGTTATCTGGTACAGTAATATATTTGTTATCAATGTCATCTTGTGTGACTTGATGTTTGTAGTATGTTTGCTCTATACCATCAAAGTGATAGTCTTGATAAAAGTCAAGCGCTTCATCTACTCTATCGTCAACTTGATCTTCGTCAACGTTTATTTCAACTACAGGCTTCCCTAATCTTCTCAGACAATGCTCTTTGAATTCAGCTTTTGTTGTTGGTCTACTCATAATACTATTTATTCTCCCCAGCTGATGTCGCCATTAGCATAGTGTACTTTGAACACTCTACCGCTGTTATCTTCTAGGTCTGTTCCTACTCTGATGTCACCTTCGACATCTAACACTGCTTGAGGGTTGGTTGTTTGAATGCCTACTCTATCAGATGTTGTGTTTGCAACTAGCAAATCATCATCGTCAGATGCACCTAAACTTTTTCCACCTCTTGCAGATTTGTCATCTTTAATTTTTCCATTCGCACTACCTAATGCCGCACCTCTTGCATTATCTTTCATCAGGGAACTTAAATGTCTTGCTTTACTTGTCATATGTTATTCTCCCCAGGCTACGTCTCCATTAGCATAATAAATCTTTAACTGCCTATCACTATTATCTAAAATTGTGTCACCAAACTATACATTGGCAGAAAAGAAACCTTGACCGTTTACCGATAGCAAATGAGCTGGTTCTGTATTTGCAATACCGATATTGTTATTAGGTGCTATAGTTATGTTATTAGATGACGCAATACCGTATGAAAATATTTGTAAGAAGTCATCTGTAGATGCTGCTGACGTCAGAATAACATTAGCACCATTAGTAGCAGTATAGTCTTGAGTTTCCTCAAGTAAGATACCATTTAGATATACTTGAATACTATCAGAAGTTCTATATCCTAAACTTTGACTATTGTCGTCATTACCAGCAAAGTTTGTTTGTCCATTGGTTGCTGTAAACTCATATAACGTAAATGCACTGAACCCTGCTGCACCAGCTTCGTTTGTCCAGTATAGTGTACCGTTACCATATGTTTTTAGAATCTGACCTGTACCACCATCCTGTGATGGAAAGGCTTGAGCATTGACTGTTAAGGAAGAAAGGTTAGCACCGACTTCAAACACAGCGCTATCGTTAGCTGAATATAAAATACCATCAGCGGTATTAATAGCTAATTCTGCTGTATCTAATGTTTGTGTATTAGGAGCATTACCACTAACTGCGGAACGCTTGACCTTAATAATCGATGCCATTTAGCTTCCTCTTCATGCTCTATATAGAGCGAGTTATGGGGCCTCTATATAGAGGCCCTTAATAATTATTTAGTATGTTCCACCATCAATGATTGCATCGAGTTGACCCAAGTCTCCTGAGTTGGATGAGTTAGCAGCTGTATAAGATACTGTTGATCCTGGTTCAGAAGAGATACCGTTGAATACTACATATGAGTTTGCACTTTGATCTCTTACAATACCGTGGAATGTCTTATTACTTGAATTACCAAACACACCGTAGAAACCTACGTCTACTGAGTCTACCTCACTTCCAGTGTCGGCTTGGTTATCCGCCAACGATAGGATACCATCATCAATTGTTACTGTTGTTGAAC